AGCAAGCTAAAGTAATTGAATACCAGAAGATTATTAACACTCTCAATCAAGAAACAGCTGAAACAAATCCTTATGAAGCCATGCACATTGCATTGGATAAACTTTATAATGAATATACTGATATAGGCAGACAAATGTATGATTTGTCCAGAGAGGTTGCCAGCTCTATGCAATCCGCTTTTTCTGATTTCTTTTTTGATGCCATGACTGGAAAATTGAAATCCTTTGGTGATTATGTAACTTCATTCTTAAACAGTGTTGCTCGTGCAATTTCTAATGTCTTGGCTCAACAGGCAGTTGCTGGGATGATTGGTTATGGGCAATCTTTGTTGTCTTCTTCTGGGGGATCTGTTGCCTCTTATGGGGGTTCTGTTGCTGCTCCTTCAGGATTTTCTCTATCAACTCCCTTTGCAACAAAAGGTTTTCACTCCGGCGGAATGTATAATGAACCATCATCTTATAGGTTTCTTCCTGAACTGGCTTTCATGAATGCACAAAGAGCACACACAGGAATTGGCCCAGATGAGAAGCCTGTCGTCATCAAGAAAGATGAAGGAATTTTTACAAAAGGTCAGATGGCGGCATTATCACCTGCCCAGCCACAAAGTGTAAAAATCGAAATCAAAAATGAAAGCGGAGAAAAGTTACAAGTGAAGGATTCACAAGTGAAATTCAACATGCAAGAAATGATTGTAACGGTTTGGCTTGATGCCTTTCAGCGAAACTCTTACAATCTTCGCACAACGTTAGGAGTATAGGAATGGCGACTTGGCCTTCAATATCAAATCCTGATTTTGGAATGACTGAGGAAACTTACTTGCCGGTTGTTCGGACTGAGAAAGAAGCAAATTATGTCCAAATCAGAAAACGAACAACAAGAAGTCGTGGGAGATGGAATCTGTCTTGGAAAGCGATGCTGGAAGCTGATTATCAATCCTTGCTAACTTTTTTTGAAACCAACCAAGGCACTTCTTTCACGTGGACGCACCCGAAATCGGCTGTTTCTTACACCTGCGTATTTTCTGAAGATAGCTTAACATCAAGGATAATATCTCCCACAAGAAGATCAGTTAATGTGGTGATAGAGGAACTTTAGATGCTTTCTCTCAATTCAATTGCAATTCAGGAAAAGAACAAACTCGCCACAGATAGTGTATTTTGTGTTGCATTGGAAATTACTATTCCTGATGTAGCTGTGCCAATTAGAGTGATCAATAATTCGGAAGACATTGCTTGGAATGGCTCAACTTGGACAGCCTTTCCTTTCACAATCGAAGAAATAAGCGATGTATCTTCAGGAGAAGTTCCAAGAGTAGATGTCAAAGTGTCAAATGTCAACCGCATTTTTGAAGCATATTTGCAAACCTATGATACATATTGCAAAACAAATGGATTTGAACCAATTGAAGTTTCTATCTTTGTTATCAATACCGCTGTGATTGCTTCATCTGCAACTGCTGAGGCGGAAGTCGAACATCAATTTGAATTGAAGCAGCCTAAAACCAATAGTCAATGGGCAACTTTTACTTTGGGAGCTTCAAATCCTTTCTCCAGACGATTTCCTCAAAATAGGATTCTGAAAAATCATTGCCGGTATAGATATAAAGGAACTGATGGGAGATGTGGTTCTACCAATTCAACTTTTGATACATGCTCACACACTTTGGCTGCTTGCAGAGAAAGAGAAAATTCAGAACGATTTGGCGGAGCACCGGGTGTTGGTGCAGGAGGGTTTGATGTCCTGTAATGTAAGCGATCTTATTCAAATCCCGTTCAAGTGGGGTGGAAGAGACAGAACAGGAATGGATTGTCAAGGTTTATTTTTGGAGGTCATGTCAAGGTTTGGAAATAATCAGATCATGGATACTTCTTTAGATAATTTCTCTTCCAGAAGGATCAACAGGACAATTTTAAGTCATATTCTTAGTGGGAAATGGTCTCAGCAACAAATACCAGAACCCGGAGATGCTGTTGCAATGGCTCTTGATCCCATGCTTCCCCATACTGTTCAGCATCTTGGAGTTTATTTAGGTGAAGGAAAATTCATTCATATACTTGAAGGAACAAAAGTAACAATTTCCAGAATTGATGACAGGTTTTTCAAGCGCAAAATTAAGGCTTTTTACCGCTGGAATCCAAATGAATAAGCTGATTGTAACATACATCAATGATCCTTTTGATCCTTTGAACTCAAGACAGATAAAAGAGTTAGAAGGTTCACATTCGATTCAGGAATGTATTAATGAATTCACCGGCAAACTGTTGCCCGGATATGATTTTGTAGTTTCCATCAACGGAGAGCCATTGCCTGATGATGAGGATTTTGCTCATTATTGGGTGAAAGAAGGAAGTATTGCTATTTGCGCAGTGCCTCAAGGTGGTGGAGGCAAAAACATTTTGAGAACTATTGCAATGATAGCTCTTGTGGTTGTTACTGTGATATATGCTCCCGAACTGACTCCAGCTGCTCTTAGCACTTTATTGGGTAGTGAAGCAGCGGCAACAGCATTAGTTGCCACTGCAATGATGACTGTTGGCAATCTTATAATCAATGCCGTTCTTCCTGTAAATACCGACTTGACGGGAACAGGATTGGGTGATTTTTCTCAATCCGCAACTTATGGCTGGGACACCACGCAAAATGAAACAAGAGAAGGTTCAACATGGCCGATACTATATGGAAAAACAAGAATTACTCCGCCGATAATTGGCAGATATATTGATGTTGTAAAAGATAAGCAATATCTAAATTTATTGTTTGGTATTGCCGATCATTCTTTGTCCACATTAGATACAAGCACAATACAAATTTCTGGCAATACCATTAGCACCAGCGATCATATCACTTGCGAAACAAGGCTTGGCTCGTTGACTCAGCCGGTCATTCAAGCCTTCAATGACACAAGATCAACAAAAAGTGTTGGATCAAAAGTTAGTACAACTTGGACTACAGTGACGACAGCAGGGAACTCTGTTGAAGGGTTAGGTGTTTCGCTTTCACTTCCAAAGGGATTGTGGTATGCAGCTGATGATGGCTCTTTGACATCAACTTCGGTTAAACTGTATGTCGAATATGCTCCAACAGCGGCAACTACTGGAAACTGGATTGGAATTCAAACAAAACTTTCTTCAGATAGTACAGCGACAATTGATCGGTGGTCAGCTGGATATTGGACTTCGTATGGGAATTGGGGACAGATAGAGGTTGGATCAACTTCGGCCACTCAGCATACAGAGGGAGAAAAATTCACTCCGCCGCCAACGTATTGGTTTCTGTGGATTACAAGTGTTCAAGTCCAGATGGGGAGAACTTTTGTCTGGAGATGGATGTCAGCCGGAGAAAACTACAATGCTTGGGGAGCGTCAACATCCACAGATTATATAACAATAACAGCTCATCAATCAACTCCTCTCCGAAAAACATATTACAAAGACCATGTTACGGAAGCAACCACATATGATGTTCGGATAAAATTCCAAACTGCTCCTTCATCCACATCCCGGTATGGAAATGATGTTTATTTTGATTATGTCGAAGAAACTATCTATGATGATTTCTGTTATCCCGGATCCTCTTTACTGTCAATAAGGGCTTTGGCTACAGATAGGATTTCAGGAGGCATTCCTGAAATTACAATTGAAGCCAATAGAGTTAGTGTCCCGGTTTGGAATAGTACAACTTCCACTTATGATCAATGCCTTGCAAACAATCCAGCTTGGGCATCTTATGATATGCTTCACAATGGAATATATGGTGGGAATATTCCTGCCGACAGAATCAATTACACAGATTTTGCCACATGGGCAACATATTGTTCAGCCAACAGTTTAGAATGCAATATTTATTTTGATTCTGCTTTAAATTTCCGTAAAGCTTTGGACATGATAGGCCAGCTTGGAAGAGGCCGAGTTGTACAGCTGGGCAGCACATTTACCTGTTTTGTTGACAAGGCAGAAAGCACGCCAGTTCAAGGATTCATGTTCAATGTCGCAAACATGACTAAAAATTCTTTTTCCGAACAATTTTTACCTATGGATGATCGTGCCAATGCAGTTGAAATCACATACTGGGATAAGAATTTTGACTATGATAGGAAAACAATTGAGCTGTATTCGGATGATTTTGACACTACTACCAGAGAAATCAAAACAACTCAAATTAGCCTGATTGGTTGCATTGACCGGGATATGGCAATTAAGCATGGCAAATATCTTCTTAATTGCAATAGATATCAGACTATCACAGCTTGTTGGGAAGCGGATATAGATTCAATTGCTTGTATGCCTTGGGATGTTGTAGAAGTTCAGCATGATGTTCCTCAATGGGGTTATGGCGGCAGGATTGCATCATCAACTATATCAACAGCAGTGTTGGATCAGCAAATCACTATGGCAACATCAGGAGCCTATGTTATCCGGGTACAAAGCTCTGCAACAGATACAGTTCAGGAAAAAACCATTACAGCTGTGCTTGCTGAAACCACAACATCAACTATCTCACTTGTTGCTACGTTTGATTCCATTCCTGCAACTTATGATCTATACACAATATATGAAAATACAACTCAAACCAAATGGTTTCGCATTTTACAACTGGGAAGAAAAGATGATCTGACGAGGAAAATTACAGCTATTGAATACAATGCCAATATTTACACTGGTACAGCAACTTGTGCGATTCCAGAAAATGCTTCTGAATTGGACATGGTAAAAGATTTGAGGGCAGAAGAGGTTTGGAAAGGCGGAGCGGAAACAAGAGTTCAAGTTGCTTGGACTGGATTTGCGATGGCTTGGCATGTTTGGCACCGCAGGACTTCTGGTGAAAATATTTGGACTGATGATGGAATTGTAAGAGACCCATCCATAGAAATCAAAAACCTTGACTATGGAATGGAATATGAGATATGCGTTTCCTACACCAATAATATCAAAGATGGCTTGACAACCACAATAACTCCATCAGGAAAAACAACAGCACCAGCTGATGTAACTGGATTGGTCGCAACCAGTATTGAAGATGGGGTTTCTTTCTCTTGGACAAAGGTTACTGATTTTGATCTGGTTGGGTATAAAATCAGGACAGGTGTGAAATGGCAAGCTGCTACCACTTATTTATCAACTGTATGTGTTATTCCAACTGACGGATCAAATTATCAATATGTTTGCCTAACAGGAGGAAAAACATCAGCTACTACAGAACCTTCTTGGCCAACAGCATCAGCGGCAACCATTACCGATGGCACTGTAATCTGGCAAGAGGCAACAGCAAGCTGGGTGTGGCAGCAAACTTCTACAGTAAATTTCACTCGCAATTTGGATGCTTCGGAAATGGAAGCACAAGCAAAAGGAAACTTTTCCATCTCTGCATGGGCTGTTGGAGTTGATGCATTTGATAATGTTTCGGATACAGCAGCTACGATCACAGGAATTTGCAACAATTATAAACCTTATATCTCTGTTGGGCCAACCACTGTTCAAGGCACATTTACCGATTTCAAAAAAGCTGTTGATCAGCTTCCTTCTGGCGGTGGGCAAATTGTAATCAAAAATGGAACCTACAATCTAACAGATACCATTTCCATACCAGCGAAAAATCTCTATATTGCTGGTGAGTCACAAGAAGGCACTATCCTGAATATGACTGAGAAAAACAAAATAGTTTTTCAATGGGAATCGGCGGATCATGCTGGTTTGCAACAATCATTCACTAATTTTACAATCAACAGCGGGAACAGCACATCAGCAACATACAACGCTATGTTTTATATTTCCAGTCCAACAACGGGTAAATTTAATGTTTTAGCTGAATGTTTAAGTTTCAATTTGTATGATGATGGGACAACAAATGGCACTGGAGATATAGGAATATTTGTTTTGAATAATTGTAAAGCCGATCTAATTCTGAAAAAATCTACTTTCAATAATGGATTGAGGGCGGTTAGAAGAGCCAGCGCAATCGCAAATATAATTGTGGATAACAATGTTTTCAATGGCCAAAAAGGGTATGCCATTGCATCTGATTGTAAATATGGGACAATCCAGTATAATCATTTCATTGAGCAATATTATTGTGGTGTTTTTGGATCGGCAGTATGGACTGATGGAACATATAAAATATTAGGAAATTCAATTGTTTTTTCGACTTCTGCTTCTGGTGATATAACAGGAATAATCATTATGGGCACTGTCCGTAGTGAAATATCAGGAAATGTTATATTGATGCCGGTTTCAACTTATAGTCCTGACACCACGGGAATTTCCATTTCGGGAGCTTTGTATTCGTGTACAGGAGTTTTGTGCAATTCCAATCAAATTGACATCCATAGTGATACGAAAGCAGCTTTGGGGATTGATTTGGCTACTGATTGTAGTGACAGCAACGTGTTAGGAAACGTGATCAAAATGGATAGCACCAACGCTTCTGGTGTTCACTATGGGATATACTTAGGGCCAATTTGTTGTAGGAACATAATATCAGGAAATCAAATTGATCTTGTTAACACGGGTTCAAATGATAAAGCAATCTATATCCTTGCAAGTGGCGATAATAATCAGGGAATAAATAATGTTTTCTACAACTGTGGGGTTGGGGTGGTTGATAATGGGGCAGGTAATGCCATCAATAAAATTGGGGCAGGGACTTTCTAATGGCAAATAATTATACTCACCATCCCATATGTCCCAGGATTGGCCTTGATGCTAATTTAGCTGCAGCTTCTGCTGTCCCAAATGAAATTTTATGGACAACAGATACTTCTTTCCTATATGTTGAACAAGATGGGGACAAGAAAAAAGTTGGGCCAACTACTCTTGCTGATCTTGGAGTTACAGCTACAGCAGGCGAAATAAACATACTGGATGGAGTTACAGCTACAGCAGGAGATATTAATATTGCTTGTGTTGATTCAACCGCTGGTATAAAAGCTTGGGTTATCTACAACCATGCAACGGCATCTCCTTCTGTTATTGCTTCAAAAAATGTTTCCAGCGTTACTGATAATTCCACCGGTAACTTTACGGTAAATTTTGATGGCTCCTTGAGCACATCAGATTATTGCTGGTTTGCAAGTTCAAGAGATGTGAATGATACTGGAACTGCAAATCCTTGTGCACCAAAATTATCAGATTCAAAAACAAAAAACGCATTCCAATTGCAAGTTGAATCAACAGCAGATGGAACAAATGTTGATAGTCCTGAAACCTGTGTGATGGTATTTTTATAATGAAAATTATTTACCAGAATGACAGTGGTGGGGTAAGTGTTATAATCCCAGCTCCCACTTGCAGACTTAGTTTGGAACAAATTTCAGAAAAATGTGTACCAGCAGGAAAAGAATATAGAATAATTGAAGATCATGCTTTGCCCAAAGATAGGGTTTTCCGTGATGCATGGGAGTATGATGAAAAAGAAGGCATTACAATTTCATTCAGCAAAGCACAAGAATTGACAAGAGAAAAATTGCGAAGGGAAAGAATTCCTCTTTTACAACAGCAAGATTGTTTGTTCCTGATGGCCTTGGAAAAGGGAGAAGATCCAAAAGAAATCATTGCAGAGAAACAGAGACTTCGTGATATCACAGCTCAAGTGGATCTTTGTTCAACTTTGGAAGAATTGAAACAAATTAAGCTATCAAAAGGATAAAACAAGATGAGCTATAAACAGGTTGGAGTAACAAAAAAATGGATTGGTCTCTCAACAGATACAAAGCCTTCCTCCGGGGATTTGGGAGATGAATTTTATGAGACGGATACAGGGAATTTGTATGTTTATGATCCCACAGGATCATGGACAATTAAACATCAGGAGGTCTAAAAATGAGCTACAGGCAAATTGGAGTAACAAAGAGCTGGATTGGATTATCAACAGATACCAAGCCAACAACGGCGGACATTGGAGATGGATTTTATGAATATAATACTCGGAATGCTTATATTTACGGCACAGGTGGATGGGTATTGTATAAGGAAAATGTCTATGATACTCCACTTGCCTTTTTTGGAACCTGTGGGAGCACCATGACATCAAGCACCACGGTTCTCCTTGTTCCTGATCTGGCAGGATATGGGGATGATATTTTCAATGAAAAATATTATTTGCAGATTATATATAATAATGATGCACCGGCTGTTGCCCCTGAAAACCAAGTCAGAAAGATTACAGATTATGCCTCAACATCAGGAACATTTACTGTAGACGCCTTCACGGCAAAAGTTAATGCAAGTGATAAGATTCTGGTAATGCATGAATCACTTGCTATTTCTGGAAGAGATGATGCTGATAATGGAATGTCAACTTCCAATGTTGTAGCGAATAGAGAGGGAACGGTTGTTGAAAGAACAGAATTTATCATTGATACTCTGCTTGGTTCTCTTCATTTTCGTACAGAGCAAAGCAAGGCAGGTACGGTTGAAGAAAATGGGAGGCAAGCCTTCAATATTTCCGTCTTTGACGTGGATGCAGGAGCAATCAATGCAACGGCGATCAATGTAGCCAGCATTTCCGCTGTAA